TTTTTTGGCCTTCTGCTACGACCTAAGTCAAGCAGTTTGCCTAAAGTTATATCAACACTCCCAAAACGACTCACAACAAACCAACCAAAAGAACTTTCTCTTCTCGTCACTTTCTCCTCTCCTGCACTCTGACCGAGCACTAAAGCCTCCGCTTCAGCACCGCCCGAACTACCTTCCCAGTTCCCCGGTTAGGCAGTAAAAAGAGATTCCCTAGGGTCCACCCTACACAAGAATCTCTGTCATCACGCTTGAAAACGCGGATGAGGTGAGGGCTTCGAAACCCATCATCAACACCCCTCTTCTTTTCCCCTTAATAACTCCTCGATCCCCAATTCGACAAGCCCTAAAACAAACACCAGCCCATACGTAGTTTAACCATTCGTTTATTCTGCAATAACTCTCAACAGTTCCTAACACTGAACTAATACTTATCGTGTCTTGAACAGATTGCTTGTAAGATCGATAAGCTCTGTCAAAATTATCAAAATGGCCAAAATGAGTTGGCAAATCCGAAGGCACTATAACGTCACCTGTCGTCAACTTCGACTCCAAAGAGAGTTTCCGTCTGTAGGCATCCTTATAGTACTTCAAATCATCAACAACCCAGTCCAACCTAGGCACGCTCTCGCTAATCGCGGCTTGCGCCTCCACCTGTGACATCTTCTCCACCCCCTTCACCCTATTAAAAGTGTATCTCGTCTTGTACCCAGGCATTGGGAAAGAGGAAACCCTCTCCCTCGCTGCCTGTTGGAATTGGGGCAAAACCCCTCCCTGTATAAAAACCTTAAACTTTTGTTTGTTGTAAGTCTTTATGTCCAGAGATACCCTTCCATATCTCCCGGCCCCAAAGCCGCCAAAAATAACCGGTGTCCTTAGCCATGCTAAAAATTTTGTCTTGCTCATCTCTCCTGCGTAAGATTTAAGTATTCGTTCCAATATCGGTCTAACGTACAGACCTCTCCTGAAACACATCCTACAGTTTTCTACAAGATTTTGAAATTTTGATGCACCATATGATTCTAACGAATTTAATGGCTTTTCCCAAGCCAGACTCCTGAAAGCCCTCGCTGGGAAAGCCACGACTCTTCCGTCGATATAAAGTTCGTGAAGGTACTCTGTATTTCCCCTCGTAACCCACGTTTTAGATGGGTGCACCTGCAGACCGTATTTCGCATACTGATCAGCCACCTCCTCCTTTGAGATAGAATCTCCTAGCACCACTATAGCATCATCG